AGTAATATAACTGACCTAATTTAAATCTACCCGGTCTTAATTCTTCATCTTGTATCGTTCTGGCTATAACAGAAGGATTTCTTAACGCAGAAATTTTTGTCAAAAGCCATTGATATGCTTCTCTTGAGGACATTTTATGTCCTTCCGCTTTTCTTTCTTGCGCCAGTTCCGTTAGTTTAGATGTCATAGAGTTATTTAGTTAGATACCAAGGTCTTTTTCTGTTATGATTTTAAATTCCCAACCACGGTCTTTACAATATTCATCGGCAGCTTTCCATTTAGCCTGATTCACAGCGTATGTCTTAATTTCATTTTTATAACTTTCAGTAATGCGCTGTCTAGGCTTAGGCATTTGTGTTTGTGCCAAAGGTTTTATTTCTAAAACCATCGTTTTTGTTTGTCCTGTTTGCGTTTTCATTTGAACAATGATATCAGGAAAGTATCGGTGTGGTCGTTTATCAACAGGACTCATATAAGGAATATGAAATTCTTCAGAACCCCAACTAATGATATTAGGATTATTATCTATCCATGAAAAAACTTTGCTCTCCCAAGAACTACGATAAATGACATTATCCGGGTCACCTTTATATTTTTTACGATTTTTAACTTTATAGATACCTTGATAGTATTTCATGCTCTTCCTTTTTCCACTATAAATACTATGTATATTAACCGGAATAAATTAAATGCCAACTACTATTTTTGATGACGGAAGCACATTAACGGAACTCCCGAATGGAACTTTTCGTTCTACAGACGCTACCGATGATGTGAATGTTATACGAGGACCTTTAGCGTCTTTATACACAACACCGAATAATGCTTCGTTAAGATATCCTAGCGATTTAGGTGGTGGCCCACTAGTGGGACCTCCCAATGAAAAAAATCAAAAAAATCATTGGGTTAATTTTTCAATCAAAGAAATAAGAAAAAATGCTTCTTTTGTAGGTACGAATGGTCAGAGTAATGCTGTGGTTAACTTACCGAGTTTTGGTGAATTGGCTACAAACGCAAGCAAGAGCGTTAAAGAATACCGTAAAAGTTATGTAGGTGGTATTGAAAATATTTTTACGGGAGGACTTTCAGGTTTAGTTGAAGATGGTGCTAGTGAGGCATTGGGCTATATTGGAGGCATTGCAGAGAGTGGTTTAAATTTTGCACCACAATATTCTGAAAATGTAGGTAATATTTCATTGTATATGCCCGATACACTTAATGCTACTTACCATGCTAACTTTGAAGAAATGAGTTTGACGAAAGACTTAGGACCAGCACTAACAACATTACGAGCAGTTGATAGTATCGCAGGAGCAAAAAAAACACAAAGTATAGGAAACATTATTTCATCAAATCCAGCCGCATTACAAGCGCTTAGTGGTGGTTTAGATACTCTTGGTAGAGGTATTCCTGGTGTAAATGTAGATAATGCTGTAACTTTATTACAAAGAGCACAAGGTTACGCTTTAAATCCGCAATTGCAAATGGTTTATCGTGGCACAGGACTAAGAAGTTTTCAATTAAGTTTTATTTTTACACCAAAGTCAAGTGATGAAGCGCAAAAAGTAAATGAAATTATTGATAAATTTAGATATCATCATTCACCTAGTTTGAGTGTTGGTTTAGGAACTTCAAGTAATTTTAATCAAGCAGCAAATTCAACAGAAAATATGTTTTTAGTACCTCCTTCCGTATTCAATTTACAATTTGTTATTAATGGTAAAGAAAGTACTGTTCTTCCAAGATATGGCGATTGTGTATTGGAGTCAATAGATATTAACAATGCACCTAACGGATTAGCAGTATATGATGATGGTGCAATGGTTCAAACACAACTAAATCTTTCTTTTAAAGAAATGGATATTCTCACAAGAGACAAGATGAAATCATTTGAAAACGACCAGGCACGATAATGTTATTCTTCAATTCTTTTCCTAAAATACTAACAACCGATTACAAGGGTAACGGTATCATCATGACAAACATTATGGTGAGAACTCGTATTCTTTCTACGCTATCACAAAATCCTTTAATATTCTATACATACGGTATACAAGATGGTGATAGACCTGACATTATAGCAACAAAATATTATGGCGACCAAGATAGATTTTGGATGATTTTTTATGGTAATCAATTGTATGACCCTTTATGGGATTGGCCATTAAAAACAAATGAATTTTTAAGTTATCTACAAGACAAATATGGTTCTGATGCGGCAAATAATAACACATCAGTATTAACATATACACAAAATACAGTATATCAATATACCAAAACAATCATAACACTAGATAACACATCAAATAAACAAACAGTTAAAACTATTATCATTGACCAAAATACATATAATACTGCAACACAAGGAGTAACAACAAGTAGTTTTACAAATGGTACAACTGTAACACAAACAATATTAATTAATGCACAAAGCATTTATGATTATGAAAATCAACAAAACGAATCCAAAAGAAATATTAATTTAATTAATAAATCTTACGCTTCACAACTTGAAAGAGATTTTGCATCTTTAATGAAGAAATAATATGGCAGGCATAAAAAATTCAAAAGACTATTCGTTAGAAACATTAGTCATTCACACCTCTGTTGCTTCTTTTGATTTAAAATTATCTATGGTAGAAATGTCATATGTAGAAGATTTATTTGCAAGCGTTTGTTCAGGATATGTATTAATAGCAGAAGCATCAGGTTTTATTGAAACTCTAGCACTCAATGGTACCGAATATTTAAGAGTTCGTTTTAGTAAATTTGGTGATGATAGCAATGTAATTGACAAAATATTTCGTGTTTACAAAGTAAGCAAAAGAAAACTTGAAGGCACCACCTACAAAGAATCTTATATAATTAATTTCTGTTCCGATGAACTATTGTTATCAGAGCAATATAAAATGAGCAAACGATATAGAAATAGTGCAATATCTGATAATATTTACGACATACTCAATAATTATCTTGGTGTACCAAGCACACGAATAGGTACCATTGAACCGACTTACGGTCAATATGATTTAATTATACCAACTTTAAAGCCATTTGATGCTATTAATTTTATGTTGAATTATGCACGGCCTAATCCTTCAAATCCTGGTGCTGATATGTTGTTTTATGAAGATAAAAACGGATTTCAATTAAGGTCATTACAAACATTAATGAAGTTACCTGTTTATCAAGCATATTCTTATAAACCAAAAAATCTTCAACCAAATAATTTATTATTTGAATTATATAATGTATTATCATACGAAATATTAGATTCTTTTGATACATTAAATGGTATTACAAATGGTACTTTTGCGAATCAATTAATTTCTGTAAATCCCTTAACAAGAAAAAGAAAAAAGACTAATTTTGATTACGGAATTTATTTACAAAATTCTCAATCTTTAAATCCTTTTCCAATTGTTGATAACTCCACCAATCGTTTTGGTGATGCTGTTAATCAGACACATAAAGCACAATTAAAATTAATCTTTTCAAATTTTGACAATATAAATACTGATTATATAGCAAGTGATCCTGGTGCGACACAAGGTGATATCTATGCTGAAACTTTTATACCTTACAGAACGGCACAATTAGGACTATTAAATTATACCAGAGTTCGCCTAGTAGTTCCTGGTGATTGTAATTTAACTATCGGCCGTATCATTACATTTAATTTAGGTTCAAAACAACCCAATAATGCTTCTCTGGATAACTATTATTCAGGTAACTATATAATAACAGGTGTAAAACATATTATTGATATGACAAGTTATAGAACTATTATTGAAATTACAAAAGATAGTAACCCTTATCCTTATCCTACAAATGATAATGGAAATCCTACTTGGAGTGCAGCAGTTTCAGGATATATTTAATGAAAAGTACAAATAATTTTAATTTTGCCGGCTTAAATGGATTCATCTGGTGGATGGGACAAATAGAAAATCGTGCAGACCCTTTAGGTATGGGAAGATGTCAAGTGCGTATTTTTGGTTGGTACGGTGACGAAATTGTTACAGAAGATTTACCTTGGGCTATGCCTATGTACCCAATAAATAATTCAAAGTATTTTGAAGCGCCACCATTATACGATTGGGTTATTGGTTTTTTTATGGACGGTGAAGCAGCGCAATCTCCTATCATGTTAGGCGTAATACCAGGTATTAAACAAGAAACCGAAGAAACCAATTATCAAGGAGACAATTATGGCTACTAATACATTTACATTTGGTGCAGTCGTAACACAATTAACCCCAGCGCCAGGAAACTACGCAAGGTACATTGAACCTTATCCTCCTAAATCTGCTAATAAAGGTGATAGTATTCAAACTGGTTATTCTACTATTCCACAAACAGCCAGAGGATATATTCAAGGTACAAGTATTGCAATTAGCAATGCACAGATATTCCATGTTTGCGATCCTAAAGGAATAGTAGCAGTAGAAATTGCTCGTTTAAATTCAACAGTTGCGTCAGCAATACAAAGTGCAAGAAATGCAATCGTTGATACTATTTTATCCGATTCACTTTTAGGTCCAGTCTACACATTAGCAAAAGATTTAATTAAAGATGCACTTTCTGCACTTAAATTTATTAATAAAGTTTTATACAAACTTAACAAAACAATTCAAGAGGTAAATTCTTTTATTCTTTATGCAAATGGTTTCATTAACCTCATTAAAACTTTACCAGCAAAAATTGCACAAACTCTACAACAATGTCTTGCACTATTAAAAAGAGCGTTGAAAATTGCGTTGACTGTTAATTTGGGTGATATTGGTTCATTAATACAACAAACTACAATTGCAATATCCCAAACAAAAACCGCCGTGAGTGGTATAAAATCAACAGGACAAAATTTAAATAATTTAGCAAAAAATATTTCATCAATACCTTCTTCACTAGCAACTAATTCAAAGCAAGCCGCTTCTGTTTTATCAGCAAGTGTAAAAAGTTTTTCATCAACAACAAATAGTTTAGTAAGTGTTACGGCAACCGGTTCTGGAAACCCTAATCCTTCTGCTGGATACGGGAAACCTTAAAAATGGCTGATTTTATATATGATGGTATAGTAACTTCCGCAGCAAATACGCAGGTTGGTGTTTATCCTTACATTAATGTAAAACAAACAGAATCGGGTCATCAAGATATTTCAGATGATACACCGGGTAATGAATTTAGAAGATGGCAACACGGTACAGCAGGCACATATGAACATTGGCATACAGACGGTGGTAGAGATATAGTTGTTCAAGGTAATAATTTTACAGTTATAGTAGGTGATGATAGTGTAGTTATTCAAGGTGGGTGTAAAGTAGAAATATATGGCAATTCAAGCCTCCATGTATATGGTAATATGTATTCACAAATTGATGGTACTCTTAGTGCTATTGTTACTGGCGATTCAAGTGTATATTGTGCAGGAGAAACTGATATTACTGCACAAAATGATATTAATATTACTTCAGCGACCGGTGATATTAATTTAAACACACAAGATTCAGTAAATATTCAAGGTGATGTAATAATTCAAGGTGCGGTAACTTGTAAATCATTAACTTCACAAGGAAACATTAATTCTAAATCCAAAGTATTTGCAACTGTAGGAATAGATACTTTAGGTGGTATTAATGTAGGGTTTTCAACACCAACAGGAACATTCGGTACAATCGTTGCGTCAACTTCGGTCACAGCACCACAAATCAATGGTACAGTACAGACATATGGTGGTGTTTTAATGGATCCTCAAGGAGGTGCACCACAAATGAGAGGAGCTTTTGATTCACATTTTCATAATGTTTTATCAAAAGATTTTGGAGTCACAGGCGGACCGACTCCATCAATGTAATAGGAAAATATTATGGGAATTTATAGTAGATTAGGACTTAATTTTGATACAACTAGGTTTGGTAGCTCGCAAACCTTATCTAGTGACGCTGCAAATTCATTGAATTTAATGGCTTCGGCTGCACCATTAAAAAATTGGCAAAGCGCAGATTTAGCAGCTGGTCCAGTTTCAAGAACTAATTATTATCAAAATCCAACAGCAAGTAATGTAAACAGTATGATAACCAATACGACAAGTATTTTTACTAATTCAACATTAGTAGGAGATACGACTACTTCTGGATTAGCTAGTAATTTGGTAATTGAATTAAATAAATTTCTAACGCACACAAACAACCTAGCTGGCGTAACAGTTTCTACAACATATGGTATACCTTCATTAGAATCAGCGCAAAATATAGGCCAATTAAATATGAATTTATTGGCCAAAACAGATGGTGTATCAAATACTGCCGTAATTCTCGGTAGTTTTACTAGTCTTTTTATACCAGATATTTTACAGGCAAATACAATCAAATTAACATTTTATGCTAACGAATACGCTGGTAGTATTAATTCTTCTATTGATCCTGACACAGGTTTAATAACTTATTCTTCAAATTTAGCACCGGCTGAAATTGCAAATATTCAAAATTATACAATTTCAACAAAAAATGTTTTATACAATCAAAGAACTCAAGATTGTACTTTTTTCTTAAATTCATTACAAACATCTCAAGATACTGGTTTTATACAATCTTTCAATAATATGGGCGGAACAATGAGTTATCTGGTGAATAATGTTGTAGGAACGCCTAGTTTATTACAAAAATTAAGTTCTTCCTAAAAAATTCAAAATTTTGCGTTCGGGCCTAAAAATAATTTGACCGCAATCCAAGATTCCGAAAAGCGTTTTCATTCCTAAGCTCTATAAATATAGAATGGCAAATTTAAATAACATATACTCCGACTTAGATTTAACCTTTAATAGGACACCTGTGACTAATGATGTCGCATTAAGCTATGACACGCAGTCGGTGGTTCGTGCAATAAGAAATCTTCTTACTACTAGTTATTATGAAAGATTATTTCAACCAGGTATTGGTTCTAATGTAAATCAGTTATTGTTTGAACCTGTTGACCAGATAACTGCTTCTATTTTGGTGAATGAAATAAAAACTACAATAAAAAATTATGATCCTAGAGTTTCTATAAATTTTGTTAATGTTTCAGTTTTACCAGATAATAATTCATATTCAGTATCCATTAGTCTTTTTATTGGAAATAATACAAGCGCAACAAATGTTAATCTAACACTTCAAAGGGCTAGATAATGGCTTCCAACACAAATATACAAATAGCCGAGCTAGATTTTACTAATATTAAATCTAACTTTATCAATTACTTAAAATCACAAGACACATTTAAAGATTACAACTTTTCTGGTTCAGCACTATCAGTTTTACTTGATGTTCTTGCATACAATACTCAATATAACGCCTATTATTTAAATATGGTGGCAAATGAGATGTTTTTGGATTCAGCAGTTCAAAGAAGTTCTGTTATTTCACACGCAAAATTATTAAATTACACACCACAATCAGCAATCGCTCCTACTGCCACTATTAATCTTGCATTAAGTGGCGTAACTTCCGCATCATATACTTTACCTAAGTTTACTAATTTTATGTCTGAACCAATTAAAGGCGTAAACTATAATTTTGTTACAACAAATACAACAACAGTCAACACAATTAATAATGTAGCGTCATTCAATAATCTTGAAATTAAACAAGGTATACCCGCAACATACACTTATAGTGTTAATAGTGTTATTAATCCGACTTATACTTTTCAAATACCCGATGCAAACGTAGATACTTCAAGCGTTCAAGTAACTGTTCAACAATCTTCATCAAATACAAATTTTGTAGTATATACCGAAGCACAAAATTATCTATCTTTAACGTCAAGTTCACCTGTATATTTCTTACAAGAAGCTACAAATGGTTATTACGAAATTTATTTTGGTGACGGAGCATTAGGAAATAAATTATCCGATGGTAATATTGTAGCAATTTCTTATATTGTAACTGACGGAACATCAGCATATAATGCAAATAATTTTTCTTTGATGACTTCTTTACCTGGTTACAGCACATATAGCATTTTCCCTGTGACGGCCGCAAGTAGTGGTCAAAATAAAGAAACCATAGATTCAATTAAATTCCAAGCACCAAAGTCATATGCAGCGCAAGGACGTGCAGTTACAAAAGATGATTATATCACAGCATTACAAAAAAATACAGAAGGTCTTTCATTTGATGCTGTTAATGTATGGGGCGGTGAAGAAAATAACCCACCAGTATACGGTATCATTTACATTGCAGCAAAGCCTTCAGGTGGATACGCTTTAACAGAAGCACAAAAACAAATTATTACAAATAATATTATTAATCCAATTTCTATTTTAACTGTTACACCAAAAATTATTGATATTGATTATGTTTACTTATTGTTATCTGCAAATATTTTATATGATTCTAAAAAGTCAACATATTCTTCTTCACAAATATCACAATTAGTAACACAAGGAACAATTAATTTTTGTAATAAATATTTAAATGATTTCAATTCAACTTTTATTATTAGTGATTTAATTTTATACATTAAGAGTCTAGACTATTCTATCGTTTCTGTTGATTTTGATTTATACTTACAAAAAAGATTTATACCTAATTTAAATTCAAGTCAAAATTACACAATTAATTTTGGTAATCCAATTGAATTAGCAACAGGTAATAAACAACTTTCAATCACTCCTTCTTTTGCAACATATGATACTAAAGGTAATTATTACGATAATGTATACTTAGAGCCTGCACCAGATTCAACCACAAATCTTGATACAATTACATTAGTTTCAGGAGGTTCAGGTTATACCGCTCCACAAGTTTTCATATCTGGTGATGGTAATGGTGCTACTGCTACCGCAACGGTAGTTCAAGGTGTTATCACCGGCATCACCGTAATATCAGGTGGTTCAGGTTTTACACAAGTAACTGTTATTATTTCTGACCCAACAGGTTCTGGTGCTGTAGCTCAAGGTACTTTAAGAGGAAATTATGGTAACTTAAGAAGCTATTATTTCTCAAATGGCGTTAAGAATATTTTAAATTCAAACGCAGGTTATGTAGATTATGATACTGGTGAAATAACATTAACAAATTTTAATCCGACATTAGTAAATAATACAGATGGTATAATGAGATTTAATGCTTTTGCTAAAAAAAGGATAGTTTCTTCATCTTACGATAAACTAATTACTTTAGATTCAAAAGATTCATCGTCAGTTTCCGTTAACTTAACAACAATAAACTAAAAACTTAATGTCTTACATTACCAAAACTTCGTTATTAGTTCCAACACAATTACCAAAATTCATTTCAGAAAACGGTGATTATCAAACTTTTGTTTTGTTTTTACAAGCATACTATGATTGGATGGAACAACAAGGTGGCGCAATCTATGGTTCAAAAAATATACCTAATTATTTTGATATTGATAATACATTAGAAGATTTTTTAAAATACTATCGTGATGAATTTTTAACTTTTTTTCCTAGTAATGCTTTTGTAGACCAAAGAAAATTAACAAAAATTGCAAAAGAATTATACCAAGCAAAAGGCAATGCATCATCATTTAAATTTTTGTTTCGTGTTCTTTATAATACTGATGTTGAATTATATAATTCTAAAGATTATGTTTTACGAGCATCTGATGGTAAATGGACCGTAACAAGGTCATTAACATTAGCGACAAATGACCCTACTTGGTTAAATTCAATTGGTTATAAATTATTCGGACAAACATCAAAAGGTTATTGTACAATTGAAAATGTAATTATTGGTACAACAAGTATACAAATTATTCTTTCAAATATACAAAGAGATTTTATTTCAGGTGAATTTGTTACGGTTGTTGATGTAAATAATAATTCTGTTTTATTTAATAATTCAATTTTAAGTGCACAAATTCTAGGTGAATTATCAGGTGTAATAGTAGACCCTGCGAATAACGGCACAAATTATAGTGTAGGTGACCCCGTTGTATTTTTCGGTGGTTTAAATCCAAACAAAGCAAATGCGATTGGTGCTTCGGCATATGTCTCACAGGTAACTGGTGCAAGTATTACAAAATTAACACCGACATACCGTGGCCAAGGTTACCGACCAGGTGGTTTTACAACTGTCTCAATTATTTCAGGTTCAGGAACTGGTTCAAATGCGGCCGCAATTGCAACAACTTTTGATGCCAATACTTATACGATTCGTCTGGTAAATACAGATACAATTTTACCTCATGCACCAATTTTATTATCTTCTAGTAATTATCAATTTGCTAATTTAGTAAATGCAAATGCTAATACAAAGTTATCCGAAGCATTATCTTTCCCTATATTAACTACTTATGGTATTGCATCTGCAACGGTTACCTCTGGTGGTTCTGGTTATGATTCAACAACTTATGCTAATGCTACCGGTTATTATGCAACAGATTCTTCAACATTACAATCATTACCTAATGTTGGTATATTAGCTCCAATTACAATTCTTTCTGGTGGTTCAAATTACGCAATTAATGACCGAATCGTTTTTAGTAAAGATGTACCTGGTTTAGGTGCTTATGCTAATGTTACATCGGTTAGTGGAACAGGTGCAATCACAAGTATAACATATGTTTCTGATCCCGAGAAAAAAATTGTAGCTCCTTTAGGTGGTATGGGTTATAGATATGGTATACCTACTGTTACTGTAAATTCCTCAGCAGGAACAGGAGCATCAATCGTTATACCTGGCCTAGTAGGAGGTGATGCACTATTTAATGTAACTTCAACATCATCAGGACAACTTTTAGAAATTACAATTACAAATCCAGGTCAAGATTATGTTTCAGCACCAGGCGTTTCATTACGAGTAGAAGATTTATTGGTATACAATGTTAATTCTTCTAATCCTCCTAAAAAAGGTGATGTGATATATCAAGGCACTTTAAGTGGTTCTACCTTTACTGCAAATGTAGATAGTATTGCAATATATTCAGCAAATACAACTAATCCGTTCAACAGTAATTATAATTTAAGAGTATATAACTATAATGGACTATTAAATTTAGCAAACAATATTTACATAGCAAGAAATGGCGTAGATATAGGTGCAAATTTACAAATGTCAAACACGACATCAGGAATTTACACACAAGGTAGAAAGATATACGGTAACGGAGCAGCTAAAGCTACAGCCAAATTTATAAATAAAATTCTTTTGGGTTCAGGTTTTTACCAAAATTCAGATGGTCATCCATCAGCATATTCTGTATTGGAAAATGAAAACTATAATAATTACTCTTACATTTTACAATTAGAAAAAGCACTATCAAGTTATAAAGATTCGGCATTAGCGTTCTTGCATCCGTTAGGATTGAAATATAACACCTATAACTTATTAAAAAATAATAAATCTTTTAATACACAAAATACACAAATAGAATCAAAAGAGTATTCAATTAGCCCATTAAGTTATTATATAGAAAACAGTCTTTATATTGCAAACATTTCTCCTACATTAGCAAATACCATTGTTTTTAGTAATATATCAGGCGCAAATATTGCTGAAGTTTTATTACCAAATTCTACGATAACAATTACACCAAAAACTGGCCATACTTTCTATTCAAAAGTAATTTCTTCCACCGCAAATACAGTTACCATGGAAGATAATTGGACAACAACCGTACCAAATGTTGCAATAGCCACAGCGGCCGCAGGTTCTTCTCTTATAAATATCAATACATTAACAAATGCTTGGAATATAGCAACCGGTAATATTATTTCTAGAGTTAGTGATTTTATTAATATTTACGATAGTGTTTCATTTGATGGTGTAACATTTAAACAAGTCACTCATGTAGACCAACCAAATGATGGTTCTACTGGCTTAACGATACTAGTTAATAGTTCATATGGCACACCTCAATCTGGTTATTTGACATTAACTAAGAATGTTATATCAAGTAATGTTCTTGTTGGTGGTGTTACTGTTTTACCACAAGTAATTGTTTTATATGCAGAAAATAACGATGTTTTAATAACAGAAGATGGTTCACAATTCGTACTATAGGAAAAAGTAAATGAGTTATGTAAAAATTTCAGGATTGCCTGCAAGTTCAAATTTAAATAGTAATCCAGCACAATCTATTTTTCCTACTGTGGATTTAACATTAGGACAAACGACTAAAATTTCAGCACAGGCTTTAGGTAATTCTTTATATTCAAATAATACTTTAATTGTTGGTACAGGTGGTGTGCTACTTCCTAATACTGTGGCACAATTTACAGGTCTTTCAGGTAAATATGCACAAGTTTCAGCACAAAATTTAAATGCGGCAGGTTCTATTGACTATATCTCAACGGCAGATGTGGGTACGGACACTTCATATTATTTGGACATGGGTTTAAATAACTCAACATTTAATGATTCGACATTTACTGTGGCAAAAGCACTTGATGGTTATTTGTATGTTCAAGGAGGACTTGCTGGGCAAACTGCTAATTTGGCAATTGGTGTTGCAACTGCCAATTCAAATGTTAACTTTTTTGCTGGCGGTACATTATCACAGAATATTATAATGAGTATAAATTCTAGTGGCGTATCTATTACAAAATCATTAAATGTTTCAAGTAATGGTATTACTTTTTCTGACGGCACTACATTATATTCAAATACTTCTATTCAGTCTGCATACAATCAAGCAAACTTAGCCAACTCTATTGCAAATACGGCAGTTCAAAATACAGCAACCATTCAATTACAAACACTAAGACTTTCTGGTAATTTGATTGCAAATACACCAGGTCAAAGCATTTCTGTTGATAGAATTACTTCCAATACAGCAACATTTAATCAAAATTTAGTGGTTCTTGGCAACTTAACAGCGAACACTTTATTAGGTAATGTTTTCTTTTCTAATGTAGTTACAACAACTTCACAGTCCAATTCAATTCTTTGGACGACACAAGCAGGCGCAATTGCACAACAAACAGCACAGTTATGGTATTATTCTAATACGCAATCATTGATTTTAGATACCGATATTCCTGGTGATAGACTTTCAATTTCTAAAGTTCTTTTCTTCCGTGCATTTAATAGCACTGGAGCAACAATTCCTATTAATTCATTTGTTCGTTTAGTACCGGGTGTTACTGCAAATCAAATTCCTTATATTGCTTTGGCAGATGCAACTAATTCAGCAAATGCAACAGTTGCTGGTTTTGTTAAAAATGCAATTGCAAATTCGGCATATGGTTTTGCATACTCACAAGGTATTGTTGAAGATTTCAATACAACAAGTTTTGGTGCGAATGGTGATATTTTATTCTTATCAACAACACCAGGTCAATCATCAAATGTGGCACCATTGTCAGGAAATTCAAATACTGTTGTTCAATTAGGTAAAGTTATTCTAAGTGACGCAACTCAAGGTAAGTTGTTTATTAAAAACGAATTAAGAGAAGCGTATGGTCGTACCAATGGTTCTTTATTATATGCTTTTGCCAACAATATCACAGCAAGTAATACAGTTAGTATTAATGATTCCACACAAACATTAACTTCAAATAATATTATTGCAAATACAATTACTGTTTCTGGTAATATATCAGCAAATACAATTATTGCAAATACTTTTGTCTATGGTTCTGCTACTGCTAATGGAATGGTTACACAGTTAACAAGTAAATCTACGGCAGTTACATCCAATGGTATTACTGGACAAATTACAACGAATAATGCTGCATTAGCTGGTCAAGCATATGTCACATTCACAGTTAATAATAGTTATGTTAAACACAGTAATGATATTATTATTCTAAATGTTCAAAATTCAGTAACAACTCCAAATCCATATCTTGTTGGTGTTGGTAATGTTTCTGTTGGTAGTTTTAATGTTACAGTATATAATGTTGATTCTGGTGGTGGTTCATCTCACTCAGACGCTATTGTATTGAATTATGCAGTAATGAGAGTCGGAAATTAACGAATAAATAAACTATGGCAAATACAGTAAACGGATTATTAACAACTTACGGTTCGGTTGTACAGGTACAACTGAATTATCTCAAACAGTCCAGTTCATTCTTTTTTATTGGAAAAGTTGATGCTTGGCCGGATGATTTAAATCCAGAATCGCCTAGTCAAACACAATCATATATCAAAAAAGCATTTAAAAATGTGTTTGCAGCAAAAGCTTTATCGTCTGCAAATTTTTCTCCTGTTGTTCCTCGTATTGATTGGATAAAAGGAAATGTTTATGTTCCTTATTCTGATTATACCGATGTTCTGGCGGTTGATTCAAATGGTGTAATTATTTCACAATTCTATGTTCGTAATAATTATGACCAAATTTTTAAATGTTTATCAAATAATAAAGGTGTTCCTTCTACCGTTCAGCCATTATTACAAGCAGGTACAACAGATGTAACACAAACACTATATTTGGCCGATGGGTATAAGTGGATTTATGTAACAACCATAGATAAAGGTTTAAAGAAAGACTTCTTTGATAACAATTGGATGCCTATATCATTTGGTAGTTCCACACCTAATCCTCTTTTACCTGCAAAAATGGGTTCTATCAATGCAATCAATGTTACCAATTCAGGAAATAACTACAGTAACGGTTACTCAACAACAACAGTAACAATTGGTGGTGATGGTACAGGCGCAACAGCCCAAGCAAATGTATTTAATAATATTGTGCAAGATGTTCTTGTAACAAATACAGGAAATAATTATACTTACGCAACAGTTACAATTGCACCGGTATCAGGATTATCAGGTTCTGGTGCTACTGCTAACGTCATTGTTTCCCCTGTTGGAGGTCATGCTTCCGACCCCGTTTCAGAGTTAGGTTGTAATCATGTTATGATAAGTGCAGAGTTTGATGAATCAGAATCAGGTAATGTTCCTACAAATATTAGTTATCGCCAATTAGGAATTATTACAAATCCAATTTTAAAAACAGGAATTGCACCTACATCAACACTATATAATACAAGTGATTTAGCAACGGTATCATACGGTTTAGGAACATTTACATCAGGCGAAACAGTTTTTCAAGGTTCAACTTTATCATCCGCCACATTTAAGGCAACTTGTTGTTCATTTGATACTTCAAACAATATTATTTCGCTGATAAATACACAAGGCACATATACTTTAGGAAGTTCATTAACAGGAAATTCTTCTGGTATTTCAAGAGTTTTGTTAACTTATTCACCAACATCTTGGTCCGTTGGTTCAGGTTATATGAGTTATTTGGAAAACAGAATACCAGTTCAGCGTTCAGCAAATGGTAATGAACAATTTAGATTAGTTTTAAGATTTTAAAAACGATTATTAAATATCCAAGCAATACTTAGGAAAATAGCACAATGATAAATTATAATACTTCGCCATATTTTGACGATTTCAATCCAGAAAATAATTACCACAGAATTTTATTTAAACCTGGTAATGCAGTGCAGGCGAGAGAATTAACACAATCTCAGACTATTCTCCAAAATCAAATTTCTCAATTTGCATCTTCAATTTATTCACAAAACACTCCTGTTTCTGGTGGTCAAGTAACTACAAATTTAAAATGTAATTATATTAAATTAAATGTGGCATTTGGCGGTTCTTCAATTATTTCTTCAAATTATTTAAATCAATTAATTACTGATGCAACAGGAACAATAGTAGCAAGAGTTATTGCAACAGCAGAAGCAACTGGTACTGCAGTAACTGCTGGCGACCCACCAACTTTAATTGTAACTTATTTGTCAGGTTTACAATTTTCTGATGGTCAAACTTTATATGTTATAAATGCAACTTCTACTGTTCCATTTGCCACAACGATTGGTACATCAGGAGGCACAACATCGGTTGGTCTTTCTTCTGTTGTTTCTATTGCCGCTGGTGTTTTTTGGGTAATTAACGGATATAATACAGTAACAAATACAGATGGTACAACATCACAATATTCAATTGGTAATTTTGTTAATGTTTTACCACAAACTATTATACTTGACAAATATGATAATGTACCATCCTTAAGAGTAGGTTTAGGAATCAATGAAACTACAGTAACTAGTGCAGACGATTCGTCCCTATTGGATCCCGCAACTGGCGCATCAAACTATCAAGCACCAGGTGCTGACCGTTATCGTATTACTTTAAATCTACAGACACTTCCTGACACTTATGGTAATGATGATACTTTCATTCAATTATTAACTATTAATAATGGTGTTATTCAAAAACAGGTAGATAGTACAATATATTCCACAATTGATGATTACCTATCTAAGAGAACAAAAGAAACAAATGGCGATTTTATTGTTTCTGATTTTAATTTTTCACCAAAAAGTAACACAGCAAATTCAGCATTGTATGATATCAATATTGGTCCCGGTATTGCTTATATTGATGGTAAACGATTAGAAAATCAATCAAATTATATAATTACAAACAGTAGAGCAAGAACCACAGCAACACAAAATACTAATGCTGTAACTGTGGATTATGGTAATTTTTTCTATGTTGATACATTAAATGGTGTATTGGATGTAACAAGAGGTTCGCCTGTTGATTTACATTCCGTACCATTAGCTAATATTGTTTCAACAAATACGACAACTTATTCGTCATCATTAGTAGGTAAAGGTTATATTCGTAATTTAATTTATGTAACCAACACTTCAGATACAAATACAAACTCATATATTTACAAAGCATTTGTTTATGATATTACCGCAAATACTTTAACGAGTAATTCAACATCAAATAGTACATTATCTTCAGTTCAAGTATATGATACAACAGGTAAATTTTCTGGTTCAGCAAACGCTTATAATTATTCGGTTATAACAATTGATTCTGGTTTAGGAACAGGTTATTCTGGTACAATTACATCATGGAATGCAACGACAAAAACTGCTACAGTAAATCCAAACTTTCCTGTTATTCCTACATCCACTTCAAATGTTTCTATTCGTTTAGGTACACAATCTATCCAAACAATAGCGAACACAAATGGCACAACAACAATCTTAGCGTCAGCAAATATTAATCCATTGAGTAAATATGGTGGTATTCCAACATCATATACTGTATATCAAAATCTTGGTTGGCCAGAATTAGTCTATAAATTAGGAAGTGATTTCGTTAGTAATTTAGATACCGCTTCTTATTATTCCACACAAGTATTTCGTGGTGTTGGTTTCTCTGTTGCCGGTGCAACTTCAACAAGAACAGTTACTTTGGATAGTTCAATACAAGGATACTTATCATTTACAGCAGGCGTAAGTGGTACAGTACCTTCTTCTATCGTAAAACAAAATTTTATTGTAATTAACACATCAACAGGTAGCGTTGTAGATTTAGTAACATCAGGTAATACAGTAAGTATTTCTGGTAAGTCTGCAACATTTACGGTGAATAATCAAAGTTTATCAAACGCTACAATTTTTGCTAAAGTAACTATTAATGATGCAGGTTCATCATCATCACCATTCTTAAGAACAAAAACATTAGTTAATGCAAATACAACGGTTGTTTCTTATGCTGGTCCTGATGGTATTATTAATTCAAATACATATGTTGATTTAACAAATTCACAAGTTTACATTAAAAATGTGGCGTTACTAGGTACAGGACAACCACAATTATTATATGTAACTGACGTTAAGAATATTGTAAAAATTATTGATACTGGTTCTACTGCAACAGTACCAACAATTTCTATGTTGTCTAGTTCTGCTTATGATGTTACAAATAATTTCTTGTTTGTAAATGGTCAACAAGATTCACACTATGATTATTCTTATATTCAGTTAGCCTCTGGTGCTCCTCGTCCAAAAGGAAATTTGTTGGTTCTATTCAACTTCTACAAGCACAACTTAGGCACAGGTTACTTCAGCTATATGTCGTATAAAAATAGCGGAGAGAATTATGGTTCTATACCTACTTACACTTCTAAATCTGGTACAACATATAACTTGCGTGACTGTTTAGACTTTAGACCAACATTAAAAAATGGTGTATCTGGTTATATTTTTGAATATGCTGCCGATCCAATATCAAGTGGATTTACAGGCACATATATTCCGGAAGATTTAACAAATTTTATAAGTAATTATTCTTGGTATTTGCCTCGCAATGATAAACTTGTTCTTACTAAAGATAAATCTTTCCAAGTCATTCAAGGTAATCCAGCAATTAATCCGACACTTCCTGTTACACCTCCGGGTTCTTTGTTGTTGGCTAATCTTTATCATACACCATACACTTCATATTTACCTAGTGAAGCGCCAACAGGCACACTACCAAACTTGTCTTTAGAAACAGTTCAACACCGCCGTTGGACCATGTCAGATATTTCCAATTTACAAACACAAGTAAATAATATTGAATATTATACAACATTAAATGTATTGGAACAATCTGCATCTAACTTACAAGTTACAGACAACAATGGTTTAAATAGATTTAAAAATGGTATACTCGTTGATGACTTTAGTTCTTATGGTACAGCAGATAGTGGTAATCCTGATTTCTCTGCATCTATTGACCGTGTAAGTAAACAAATGTCTGCTTCACAAGTTGTAAAAAATTATCCACTACAATCAGCTTACCAAGTTAGTTCTTTAGGTAATATGGACGCAACTGTTCAATCTACTTTAGGTTATACAGTCAATACAATTAGTAAAGGTACAAATTATTACTCTTTACCTTATTCAGTTTCGCCTATCATTACACAAAGATTAGCAAGTAATACCGTTAACTTAAATCCATTCTCTGCTCCAGTATTTCAAGGATTCTGTAGTTTAAATCCTCCGATGGATAATTGGGTAGATAATACAAAAGCGCCTGATTTATTATTGGTGGATCCAAATTTACAAGTTTACCAGCAATCAGATACACTAAATGTTTTAAATGTTACTAACTGGCAAACAATACCTGGTTCACAGTATTCAACTACCGGCGACACAACATATACAATTGGTCACGATATTAATCCTAGTCCTTATGGTATTGTAGGTTATTCATCAACGCAGACAAATACTTACGCTAGCCAAACATCAAAAACAACTTTAGGCTATTGGAGTAATCTAGGTTCATCATATAATCAAAATAATGGTTTTATTACTGATGTTTCTATACAACCATATATTAGACAACAACAAGTAATATTCCGTGCAAAAGGCCTAAAAGTAAACACACCAGTTAAGGCTTGGTTTGATGGTGTAAGTGTTGACAAATATATTGTTGCTCCTAATATTATTGAATTGAATAACCTTAAAGGAACATTTGAAGAAGATGATGTCATAGGTTTTTATGACACAGTAAGGAATGGTTTTTATCCTATAGGTACAGTTGTTGCAACATATAATTACGCCAATACTAATAATATTCGTTTGTATATTACAGGAGATTTCCATAGTTCATATACAGCAAATACAAATATTATTTCAAATGCAAAATATGATACAAACGGAAATTATGTAGCGAACACAGCCTACGGAACAGCAGGCAATCAAAGAATTATTTCTCTGAATACCTCGGGTTATGTTTCTTCGGTCGGTGGTTCATTTTCTGACGCAAACAATGTAACCATTACTGGTATCTACGCAAGTCAAAAATATATCGCTTCGCAGTTTTCAAATCTATATGGCATTTGGAATTCCGCTACTAGTTATTATGGAACAATATGGCAAGGTATTCAAACAACAAATAATATACCTTCAACATTTGATGCTGCATTCAATGTAAACTTTCCGTCATCAGGCTACTACTATTTCGGTGGTGATTCACCTTATAACGCATCGTTTTACTTAGATAATGTTTTACAATTTACTGCTAGTGGAAATAATCCTCAATTTCCAAGTGCAATTTATGTCTCTGCAGGTATTCATAAGATAAGAATTTATTGTAATAATCCTAATTCTGCCACCGATTTCAATTTAAATGCTTTGGTAGCTTTAGCAATTTCTACCGCACCATTTGCATCTGACGGTACAACGGCAGGAACATTAGTATTTTCTTCTCTTAATCCTCCTGTCATTCCTACTAACTCAGGAACACAAGTTGGTATGCCAGGTGGTGGTGTATATTATGTTGGCGCTACACAGGTTGCTTTAAATCCAATGGCACAAAATTCAGATAATTTTTATGTTGGCGCTAAAATTAATATTACAACAACATTTATTTCACAACCACTATTGTCTGGTTCGCAACTTGCGTATGGCGTCAATTATCAACCAAAAATACAAACATCAGTTTACACAGCAACAATTACAGCTTATGATGGCGCATCAAGAATCGCTACTTTAAATACACCAGTAAATGTATCATTAGGAAATAATGGTTACATAGGTGGCATAGTAACTTCCACTTATTCAATTCAAGGAACAAACACAAGTTATTTAATTTCCGTAAACGGTTCTTCTAATACGGCACCTTCGTTATCAACGAATGAAAATGGTGATTTCTCTGGCGTATTTAATATTCCACAAAATACATTTAAAACAGGTTCTAGAATATTCCGTATTGATAATAGAACAGTTGCAACAGACGGTGGTGCATCTGCATCCACATGGGCAGAAGCAACATACACAGCATCAGGTTTATCAACAAAGTCACAAGCAATTAATTTTTCTCCTAGTATTAGTTCTGCTAAAAATACATTTACTAGAACGCAATATCAAGATAATGTTTTAGTTAATTCTGCTATAGTTCTTAATCCTTGGGATCCTGTAGCACAAAGTTTTATTATTGATCCTGCAACATATCCAAATGGAGCATTTTTAACATCTGTTAAATTTTTCTTCCAAAGTAAACCTACAACAAGTAATATTCCAGTTGAATTATCTATTGTAGGAACTTCAAACGGTTATCCAAATGGCGAGACATTAGATAACTCTTTAGTCAATTTAACAGCAGATAAGGTTAATGTTTCTAACTCGCCTAATATTTTAGATGCATCAACCTATACTGAATTTAATTTCCCAGCACCAGTTTATATTAAACCAGGTACTTTATATGCATTTATCGTCCATAGTGCATCAAATGATTACGAAATCTATCTAGCAAAACAAGGTGGCACAGCAATACCATCTACAGTTAAGAACTTGCCTACTGATCCTACACCGACATCTATTACTAAAATTGGAACATCTCCATATGTTGCTTCGTTGTTTATATCACAAAATGCAATTACATGGACGGCAGACCAAACAGCAGCATTAATGTTTAGTGTTAATTCGGCAAAATTTGATACTACAAAAAATCCTACTATTCAATTTGTTATTCCCAAAAACTTACCAACTCGTAAGTTGATGACACAAGATATTCAAAAGTTTTATGGTTCTGGATTAGTAAATAATTTCCAAGGCATCTTTACAAATACTGATGTTACTTCTCACGCATTTAACTTAACTACAACAGATTTAATACCAACAAATACAAAAGTTAATTATACATACCAAGGTTTAATTGGTTCAACAAGTTCATTTGATGTTCAAAAATCTGTTGTACCTGGAAAATACGGTTCACCAACATACGATAACATTTATTTGAGTGACAATAAAGGTCCAAGATTATTACAAGCAAATAGTTCTGCTACGTTTTCAATGTATGCTTCATTGAGTTCTACTGATACAAATATGTCTCCGTTTATCTCAGATGATGGAACTAGTTTATATAACATTCAATGGAATATTAATAATCTAAGTCTTTCAAATGGTATTATTTCTTTAGTATCTGGTGGTTCAGGTTACTACAATGCAAATACAATTAGCGTATCCGTTTCAGCACCAACAGCGGCAAATGGTGGTATTCAAGCGGTCGCTGGTTTTACTGCTAACACAACATCTGGCACAATTCAGTCCGTTTACATTACTAATCCAGGTTCTGGTTATTTAAATACGCCTACGATTACAATTAGTGATGCAAATACGACACCAGGAACTGGCGCCAATGTTGTATGTTCTTCTGAATTCTCACCAAGTGGTGGTAATGCGGCTACTCGTTATATAACAAAGAAAAATAAATTATCATTAACAAATACTTCAAAGGATTTACGAGTATATTTTTCTGCTTATCGTCCTATTGGCACAAATATCTATGTGTTTTATCGTGTTCAAAATAGTAGTTTAGACAATGCCTTATTTGAAAATGGTCCATGGCAGTTAATGACTTTTATTCAGAACACAGCAAATGGTTATTCAACAGACCGAACAAATGCATATGAGTTTATTTGTGCACCAGGCGTTAACGGTACAGCAAATAATCAGTTAACATATACAAGCACATCGGGTACAACATATGCTTCGTTTGATACTTTTGCTATTAAGATTGTGATGACCACTAATGATAATACTTTTGTTCCTTTCTTAACTAATTTGAGAGTTCTTGCATTACCATCAGGAACAGGAATTTAATATGGCTTTAGTTCAAGTAACAGGTACACCTTTTGTTAGAGATACTGATTCAATGGTATTGAGCAATGTAGATTCGGTCGCAAGAGAAGAATATTATAATAAAGTTCGGATACTAACGAACCAAAAAGAGCAACTAAATAAAGTAAATGAAGAAATTAATCAATTGAAAGATGACGTAAGTGAAATCAAAAGTCTTTTAAAACAACTAATTAATACGAATAATCAATAATGTCCAATACAATATCAGCTCTTAGTTACGCAAACACCTTTGGTGATTGGGTAATAACAACTCAAGGTATTACAAATGAAGTTAATAATTTAGGTAAAAGCCAATATACAAAGGATGCTGGTACTTTAGTTATTAATTCATCTGGTATTGGTTTACAAGTATCAAACAATTCATTATTTACAGGTAATGTAGTTATTTCCGGTTCAGGTCAAGCATTACAAGTAACAAAAGATGCTATTATTTCTGGTAATCTGACTGTATTAGGTACATCACTATTATATGGCCAAGAAATTGATTTATCAGATATCACAAGTAATACACTCCATGTAAATACATCTACACTAAATGTAGCTAGTATCAATACTGCAACAATAAATGTAGCAACTGTTAATATAATAACAATTAATACTGCCACGATAAATGTAGCAACCATTAATATAGCTACCATAAATACAGCTACTATTAATATAGCCACGGTAAATACTGCCACGATAAATGTAGCAACCATTAATATAGCTACCATAAATACAGCTACTATTAATATAGCCACGGTAAATACTGCAACAATAAATGTATCAACGATTAATACATCAACAATAAATGTAGCGACCATTAATACAGCAAGTATAAATATATCAACGGTGAATACTTCAAATGTTTTAGGTTCAGAAACTATTGGTGGTAATTTAACATTAACAGGTAATTTTACAGGTGCTGGTGCAAATAGTTTTGCGGCATCATTAACGGCAACCGCACTTGCTTTTTCAGTTGCCTTAGGATAATTTAAAGAGAGTAATTAAATGGCAAATAATTTTAGGTCATACGGTCTATCAAATGTTACAGCAAATACGTCCTTATATACTGTACCATTAGGAACACAAACAACAGCGATTGGTCTAGTTATTGCAAATAGAACTAACGGCACAGTAACAACAAATGTATCCATTACAAGAGCATCAAACACTTACTATATGATACAACAAGCACCTATTGTTACCGGTTCTTCTTTAGTATTGATTGGTGGCGACCAAAAAGTTGTTTTACAAGCAAACGATTCTGTAAGTATTTCATCCTCGGCCAATACCGATGCATGGATAAGTGTCCTTGAAATTTCCTAAATTGGAGAATAATTAATGTCATACTTGGGAAATTCAAACTCGTTATACGACCCAACTAGATATGCACCTAGAGTTGCTCAAGTATTTTCTGGTGACGGTGCAACTACTGATTTTACATTACAGAATTCAGTAGCACAATCAACCGACATTCAAGTAATGGTAGATAATGTGGTTCAACAACCAGATTACGCTTATACTGCTACCAATTTATCTTTATCATTTACTGCACCACCTTTACCCGGTGTCAATAACATTTATGTTGTCTACAATAAAACGGCAAGTATTACTGGTTTTGTTCCTGATGGTTCTATTTCTTCATCAAAGTTAGCAACAAATATTCGTTTGTTAGCAACCGACCAGTATACGGGTAATGGCGTAGCATCTTCATTTGCACTTTCTGATACACCTGCTGATGCAAATTCTTTAATTGTAACAGTCAACGGTGTTACACAATCGCCACCTAACAATTATACAGTAACAAATAATATTATTACCTTCACATCAGCACCAGCAAACGGTGCAAATGTGGTGATTCGTAATGTAGGTTTTAGAACATCACAGACATTATTTGCTTTAGGTTCAGGAACACCAATCGTTCAACCACAAATTACTGGTGGTACAGTTAATCTAGCATCTTCTATTTCAACGACAGGTAATGTATCAGTATATGACTTTACAGGTACTCAATTAAAAGCACAGATAGGTCCTAATTATGTATTGACCGCTAATCCGTTCTTTCTAAATAGTAATACAATAACGGCCAACGTAACGATTCCAACTGGTTACAATGCATTTGCAATTGGTCCTTTAACACAAGCAGCTAACGTAGTGGTATCAGTTTCTACTGGCTCTAAGTATGTTATATTCTAAGGTTAAAACATGGCGCTAATATATGACGGTACAAACGGTTTAACATTTAATGATGGCACTCAAATATCAAGTGTCAATCAGGTAGGTATTCGTAATCGTATTATCAATGGTGATATGCGTATTGACCAAAGAAATGCTGGATCAACAGTAACTTTTGGATCCGGAAGCGTTGATGCTTATGTTGTTGACCGTTTCAAAGGCAGTAAAAGTAGCACAGGTACCTTTACTCTTGTACAATCTAGTATTGCACCACCGGGTTTTACAAAAAGTTTATTATTTACGGTTACTGGAACTGAGGCTTCATTAGCTTCAAGTTCTTATTATGATATAATCCAATACATTGAAGGTTATAATATTGGTGATTTAGATTGGGGCCTATCAACAGCTAAAACTGTTACTTTATCATTTTGGGTTCGCTCGAGCGTCACTGGAACTTATTCATATGAATTAAGAAATGCTTCAGCAAACAGAAGTATTACTTATAACTATACAATTAACGCCGCAAACACTTGGCAACAAATAACACAAACAATACCCGGCGATACTACAGGCACATGGGCAACAGATGGTGGTATAGGTATTGGTTTGTTATTTCCTTTAGCTAGCGGATCATCGTTCACAACAAGTAATATTGGCACATGGCAAGCAGGAAATTACAATGCATCAACAAGTGCAATTAATTTAATGGCAACAAACGGTGCAACATTCTACATCACCGGTGTGCAATTAGAGAAAGGCTCTGTGGCCACTCCGTTTGATTTTAGATTTTATGGTAAAGAACTTTTGTTGTGTCAGAGATATTTCTTAAAAACTTTTCCACAAGGAACTGCTCCTGCTCAAAATGCTGGTACTCTTGGCACTGCTTTAGTTTGGTCATCATCGGGAGCTAATAGTACTTTTGGAACACAAGTACAATGGAGATTTCCCGTAACAATGAGAACAGCACCAACAGCCATTTACTACAATCCATCAGCAGCAAATGCTAATGCAAGAAATTATGCTATAAGTTCTGATATGGTATTAGGTTCATCTCCAGCTACTGGTCCTGGAGATTCATCCTTACAATTTGTTTCTAATGATACTGCTTCATCAGCAGGACATTGTTGTTTTATTCATGTGACAGCTTCAGCGGAGTTATAAAATGTATAAAAAAATTAAAAATATAGATAATACAATTTCTGAAAATATCATCATTCGTATTTCAGATGGAGCATGGATTCCATTTGTACCCGACAATACCGATTACCAAGAATATTTAAAATGGGTATCAGAAGGTAATACTCCAGAACCAGCAGAAGGAACAGAATAATGGCCCTAATTCTTGACGGCTCCGCCGGACTTACATTTCCCTCAGGAAATACTCAAAGTAATGCTGGTATTACTACTGGCGGCGGATCACTTAATGGTCCTTTGTCACTTGGTGGTAACTTATCATTCAATACATCTAATGCTGGAGTTACATTCAACAACTCATCAGCTTTGGTTAATAGCACATTAAACGATTATGAAACAGGCACTTGGTCACCAACCATTACTTCTTTAACAGGTTCAATTACATCTTATACGTCAACTGGATTTTATGTAAAGGTTGGTAAATTAGTTTCTCTTATGTTTAATGTAAGTATTACAAATGCAGGTACTGCTGGGGGCGTAATGATAATAACTAATTTGCCTTTTACTACAGGTGGTAATAATAGTAGTGCAGGTGTTATGCGTGAAAACGCATTAACTGGAATTAACGGTGGTTTAGTCCCAGTAAACTCAACAACGCTTTACGGTGCTAAATATGATGGTGGTAATCCTACAGTTACAGGATACACATGGGCGTGTCAAATAACTTATTTAGGCTCTTTTTAATTATTTTTTAACACTATAAATAAACCATGACTATAATTAATTCAATATCTTCTCCAACACCAGCACTCGTTACTACCGTTGATTCTACCGGTAACTTAGCATTTCAGGTTGCAGGTACAACAGCACTCACACTAAATGCTCAGCAGAATGCTAATTTTTCTGGCTCTGTGAATTCTGTGAATACATTTGGATTTAAGAATCGTATTATTAATGGTGCTATGGTTATTGACCAAAGAAATAGTGGTGCTAGTACTACTCCATCAGGTACAGGAAGTACTTACACGGTTGATAGATTTTATTATCCTGCTACAGTAGGATCAAAATTTGCAATTCAACAAAATGCTGGTTCGGTCACTTTACCAGCAGGATTTGTAAATTATTTAGGATTTACCTCTCAATCTGCGTATTCTTCTGGGTCAACGGATCAATTTGGTTTAAGACAAGCTATCGAAGGTTACAACATTGCGGATTTGGCTTGGGGAACTGCAAACGCTAAAACGGTAACATTGTCGTTTCAGGTTTACAGTTCATTAACAGGAACATTTTCAGGGTCTTTTTATAACTCTGCATCAAGCCGTTGTTATGTATTTACTTATTCAATTCCTACTGCAAATACT